TACTTGGTTTGAATATGTCTTATATTCAAAATACATAACTTGTATTGTATTTGTATCGTAGTCTTGGTTTGAATACGTTCTAGAATAATCATTAGTACCAGGGTACTTTTCGATTTCTTTTACGTCATCGTCACTTAGATTAGGGAATTGTTTTTTTAATTCTTCTAGGCTAATAGCTTTAACTTCGCCAACATAATAAATATCCGAAAAATTAGGATCTTCTGTATATGAGTATACTAAATTAGCAGGGTCAACATAGTCTACTGTTACACCATTAGATTTATTAAAGTTTGTTTTTGCTGCGGCAATACCTAGTACAGTTAAATCGTAGTTAAGTCGTTTAGCTAAATTTGGGAACCTGTTTTTACTAAGAACATAATTTATTACCTCTTCTTCAGCTATCTCAATTGCTTGCTTATAGTTTAATTGTAAGTGTATTTGTAAATGTTCATCATCTTCTGGAAGATTTGAACCATCACCTGTTGCGAAAAGGTTAGCCCCTAATTCTGCTTGAATTGACTCTAGTAATTCCCTGGCATCCATATCTCTCATTAAAGCCGCTGTATATTGCGTTTTCTGGGCCATTGATTGAGGGTCTTGTGCAAATGTTTTTATTTTAAATAACCTGTTAGACATGCCGTTAACAACAATATCTACAAACTTTGGTATAACTGGTATAGGTTTCCAATCTAAATTCAAATAAGACAAGTCTCCATTAATAGATAACTCATCTTTGTATTTTTGGATATTTTGTTCACCTCTGGCATATAGTCTTAAGTTGTGAAAGTTTTGCCAGTTAGTGCTCCATCTGCCATTACCAACGCTATTCCTATTACCTTTGAACCATTCTCCTTCTATAGCCATGCCGACAGCATAACCATATTCTTCTGATTGTTTTTCTTCGTCCGGTACTACCTGACTAGGGAAAGAGCTATTCGTGTTAGTATAAATCATCTATTATATTATTTGTGAACTATAACCTCGGTTATTATATTTTTTGAAACTTAATTCTACTTTTTCTTTCTTGTAAGGAGTAGATGGGGAATACAGATGCTTATTGCATGCCATTATCGCAAACCCAGAGCTTATAGTTGCATCATGTTTTGTTCTATTGCTTATATTAAATCTAGACCAGTCATTTAATGTTTTTTGGAAATACATATTACCATACCCACTTTCTTTATATCCAACATAATCTTCTATATAAGTTTCAATAGCAGACGCGTGCGCTTGTATAATATCTTGGCCCGCTGAAGGTATACCTCCAATTTCTTTTTCCGTTGGTGATAAATTATTCCAAACTTTGTCGGGGCGGTTCATTGAAAATGGCCTATAACCTCTTCGTTTTAAATAGTATAATAATCTAGCTTTATTATTCTCTGCTAATATTGGCATACCGTAAAACACTAAAGCCATAAGAACTTCTTCAAAAAATATTTCTGAAGTTTGCGGTCTAGCAATATATTCTAAAAAGAAATGGCTGGGTGGAACATCTTCCATTGAAAACTTAGTTAGCCCATGAAGCGAACCGTTTGATCCTCTTACATCGACTGTTCCTGATATATCATAACTATCGCATCCAAATGCGCCTAAGTGTTCATTACCGGGATACTTGAGCCCATCCTTTATTATTACACGGTTTTGGAGATGTTTCGGTGGAACCCATGATATTAAGAACCTTCCATTTTTATTTGGGTAAAATACAACCTTGGAATCCTGAATACCATTCTCCCATTGAAAGCTACCTTGTGTTATAACTTGTGAATTTCTTAGATCATCATTGTAATCTATTTGCTCATATATTTTTGTAAGATTAAACAAAGATTGTTTTGTCTCATCTCTGAATGCATGTTGTTCTGTTCTTGGGAACTGACGATAATATTCATTTAAACCGTCTTGATCTTGTTTTAAACCGTCAACCTCATTTTGCCAGTGTTCAATAACACCATATTCTATGTAGTTTCCATCTATACCTTTAACTGGTTTGTCTGGAGTATCGAATACAGGTATCCCATAAGCATCAATGAATCCTTCGTACGACCATTCCATAGGTATGAACAAACTATATAATCCTGAACTAGTTTGTCCATTGCGGTTTCTTTTTGTAACGTCTGAATCATTATATAATCTTTTGAAGTTTTCACCCCCTTTGTCTAAAGCATTTGAGGTTGAACCCATCATACACTTTCCAATAACTCTACTACCTAATCTGAGCGTTGTTTTAGTAACACGCCAGTTATTTAATATGTTGTCAGGTCTTTCCCATTTACCACTCTCATCGTGTACTAATAGTTTTAATTTTTCACCATCATAACTATTATCACCAGTATTCTTCCAGTCAATTGTGGTATCTAATCCTTCAAGGTCTTCTAATTTATCATTAGAATCTAATTTTCTTCTAGTAAGTTTAGACGCTGGTATTCTATATGCTAATTCTGTTTTAGGTCTATCCATACCGTCCTGGATAGGTTTAAAAAAGAATGGATAATTAACCGATATAGGCACCACCTTATCTGTAAACATTTTTTTAGCATCTGCTCCAGACTTTGATAGTATACCAAACCTTGAGTCACTAGATATTGTTGCTTGATTAACGAGCTCTGCAGAAGACATAAATGAGAATCCAGAACGTCTGTTCTTTAAATAACACATTCCGTAACATCTTGGATCCGCTTTACAAGCCTCCCAAAATATAAAGAATAATCTATTTGATTCTCTAAAATCTGCTGCTCCAACATCTATCTTGCTCCATTGCAAGTACATATAATGTGTACCTGTTATATACGTAGGTTTACCATTGCTATAATAAGTAAAACCCTCATCTCTTCTTTTAAATTCTTGATCTATATAATCATACCAATACTCCTTAAAACTGTCAGGATGTTTACTCCAATCGGCAACATTTTTAATCTTATCCAATTCTTTAGGATACTTAGTTTGTTCCCAATATTGTTCTTCTTTTGTTTCAGATCGTTTATGTACGTCTTCGGCAAAAGGCAATGCAATTCTAAGATTTTGTATTTCATATATTTCACCAATCTTACCTGTCTTACTGATAACAATTACGTCATAGTCTTTGTCATATCCGTATTTCCATTTATTTAACCTATTGTTTTTTTTAATAACCGTAGGTTTTATATAATCTGGTAATATCTTATATAAAGTTTGTTCGTACATTATCTAGACCTCCCTTCTGCAAAACCTTTAAATGGTTTAGCAACAGTTTCTTTAGAAGCATCCTCAATCATTTTTGTTTCGTCTTCTATTCTGGCAAGAATTTCAAACGCATCAAATATTGCTAATTTTTTTGTTGCCGCTGCATTCTTTAATTTGTCCGCTGATAAATCATCGTCTCCATTATTTAATATAGCTTCTTCCGCAACTTTAATTAGCTCCAATACCGCTTTGTGCCCAGCTTGGATTATATTCAACTTCGTCTCCTTTGTATCCATATTTAATTACAATATCATTAGATTTCATACAATATAATCGCTGGCCTTCTACAATAAATTCATACTCGCCGTTAGGGGTATAACCTACTAGGTCACCAGGATTGATTTTAAGCTTATTTAAGGAGTCGTTTCCGTATTTTAATATACCAACAAGCTCTCTTTCTTTATCTAACTTAAAATGATTATTATTTCTTATAGGTTTTACAAAACATCTGTCATTGAAAGCAATCCATTTATTATCGTTTTTATATAGATAAATTTGGTCGATGTTGCAAAAATACTGACCGTCCCTAAAATATGACGAACTATTCTTGCTCTTTCCTTTCATGTCATAAAACCTTCTAAACACATTATGGTGAATTACTACTAAATCTCCCTCTTTAATTTCTGTTTTGAATGCTAAAGGAGTTGCTATCACAACCGCTACATTATTAACAGATTTAAAACTTTCTATTTTCGTATTCAGTAATAATTCTTTATTATCTACCGTAATGCTGTTTTCATATCTTTCGCCTAATGGCTTAACTATAAAGTTAAATATGCTTCTCATTATACTCTAAATCGTATTCAAC